ACTGAAGACGCTGGAAGGGCTCATCATCCTTCAGAAGAAGATTTAGCGTCGTCTCCAAATACTCGCGAACACCCTGAGCACTCGCAGTGAAACTGTACTTTGAAGTACTGCAATTGCAATCGCTATCGCCATGATCCGCATAGGTCACCTGGAACTGCTTGGGATTACCAATAACAGGAACAATTCGGATATGATCATCTGAGTTTGAGTCTTCATTACGAGTGATGAGGATAGAGATAGATGACATTTTATGCTTTCTAACTTTTTTTACAGGAACTCCACAACTCAAATTTTTACCCGGCCTTTTCAAAAAATTGAGCCCCAGCCTTGACTGGTTATAACTCAACACTATGGATCTCAGCGGCGTTCTTACAACTCTTCATAACTGCTTCAAGGCACTTACACTTGATACAATTAAGAAGGAACTCTCTATTCATGAGAACTCAATCACCTCTACAGAGGAACCTCCTAAGCCAAAGAAGATTATTCGACGTATTGTGAAGAAGGCTGCACCTCAGCAACAAAGGCGATGCGATGCACGTATCTATGGAGAGGCTCTACATATAGAAGGAACAAAGGCACCTAATGGAACACCCTACAAGGTCTACAGACCTGTACAGTGTGAAAAGACTGCGATCCTTTCAGTTAATCCTGATGGAGATGATGAAGGAAGCCTCTATCTCTGCAAGATATGTGATACTCGCTACAAGGTTCGTCTACAGAATCCAGCCGTCTGGCACGGGTTCTTTGATGGTGATGTTCCAGAGACTAGCCATTTTATAAATGGCTCTTGGCATCGTAAGAAGGTTGAAAAAATTGAATCCGCGGATGCCCCAATATCATAAGTATCCACTACCATTTACCATGGAGTCTGAGCATACTCCTCGTCGCAAGAAGGGTGATAAGGCCAAGGAGAAGTTTGACAAAAATGGCAAGAATACCACACGCCATGTCCGTGAGGCAGAGCGTCTCCAGGAGAAGCGTAAAGATGAGCCAAAGAAGAAGTAAAGATGCACACTGCATCACACTCTTTTTTTAAAAATTTGAACTTATCGGCACATGATTTCATGAGTACACTCACATCACATGCACAATGGAAATCACAACGCTCACACCACTCTGGCCGTCTTTCGAGTACCGGCCGCACCAGACTGCAGCCATCGAATGGATGCGTACACAAGAAGAAGACCCCTATCTCCCAGGAGGACTTCTCTGTGATGAAATGGGTCTCGGTAAAACCATGGAAGTACTTGGTCTCATCAAGAATACCAAAGTCTCCATGAATCTGCTGATTACGCCGCTGGCCGTCTTAGAGCAGTGGACAGATGCTGCAGTTCGCTCTGGTATTAATGTGTTTCGCATGAGCCATAAGCGAGACTGGGAGGCCATCGGTACTCATGCAAAGAAGACAACCTTTCTCTTCATCACTCATTATGATTTTGCAATGAGACACAATGATGAACTGATGACGGTAGTCTGGAATCGCATTATCTTGGATGAGGCGCATCGCATCTCGAATGACAAGACTCTGCTCTTTGATGCCATTTGCCAGATTCCTGCAAAGAATAAGTGGGCTCTCACCGCTACTCCCATTATTAATGGTCTGCCCAACTCAAATGCCCTCTTTCAGTTTCTGGGAATGGACAAGTCGCAGATTCCTCAATCTACAAAGCGTCTGGCTCCTATTATCTTTGAAAAGGCCCTCTGCCGCACAGTTGCAGAGTTGCGCCCAATGATTCCCTCTCTTCCCCAGAAGGAGGTCATCCACTATCACACTCTCCCTTTTAGTACAAAGGATGAGCGTGATTTCTACAGAGGTATCCAGGGTGCCGCTGTTCGCAGATGGACGGCTCTTCAGGAGGAGGGAGCAGGCAGAATGGCCATCTTGAAACTTCTGCTTGTTCTTCGCCAGATCTCCGTTCATCCGCAGGTCTACATTAACGCCTGTCGACGGAACATTCCCTACTATACTCGTACAGACTGGCCTCTGGATAGCACAAAGTTCTCAAAGATTAAGAGTCTGATTACCGAACAATCAGAGGAGCCGCATAAGTGGCTTATCTTTGCTAGTTTCTACGATGAGATGGACATGATTCAGACCACCTTGCGCTCTCTGCCCCGGGTCAAGAGAGTCCAGACCTACAGTGGACGACAGACACAAGCACAGAGAGATGCAGTTCTTGAAAAGACAAAGGAGCCATTAGATGGAGACACTACAGAAGTGTTGATTCTCCAACTTCAGTCTGGAAGTGTGGGACTCAATCTTCAGCATTTCGATCGAATTATCTTCATGTCTCCTTGGTGGACAAAGGCTCTGATGGATCAGGCAATTGGTCGTGCCGTGCGAATTGGCCAGCAGGGTATTGTGCAGGTGCATCATGTCCATCTTATGGAGGAGACTCGGCCTGAGTTGATTAGCATCGATAAGTTGATGAATGATAAGGCGGCGGGAAAGGGGGAACTCTGTAAATGGTTTCTCGATTCGGCAAATCATCTTCTTGAAATTTCCGCACCCATTCCGATATAAATACAATAAAAAAAAGACCATACTATAGGGTAAATTAAGAATGGAATCATCAGGTGGATTTAGTCAATTTTCTTTTTCAGTCTGGGCAGTTCTAGGAGTTGTAGTGGGTGTTCTTGTGGCCTATCTCGTTTTTGTTATGCTCTGCCGCGCAAAGACAATGCCCAAGTTTGCCGAGGGATTTGGTGCCCCTGTAGTGGGTGCGGGACAACCCGATTGTCTTCATGAGAGCAATGAGGCAGCGGCAATTATAGGTGCCTTTCAGGACAGAGTTGGCTCGGTTGAGGAAGGAAACCCGGATTTAGATGAGTTGAAGGTGCTCCTGGGTAAACTCTGCTGCATGAAGCGCGACCTTGTTGCTGTGAATGGCACTGTGAATGCTACTCTCTATCAACCCTTCATGACGGCGCATGATATTGAGCCTGTTGCAGAAACCACAGGTCGTTGCTTTGCCAAGACAATTCCTGAACGTGATCTCAGCCTGAGTTTCGATAAATGGAAGACGCGCGGGCGTTTTCTCATCAGCCGCCTTTGCTCTGCGTCAGATTTGACACCTACAGAGAAGGGAAAGATGGATAGTCTCTTTGATCAAGTGCTCGTAGATGTCTATGATATTGCGCAGCAGAGATGCTTAGCAGGTACACCGACAATTGATGCGAAGGCTACACCGAGGGATGTGGGTGCCTTCTCTCCGCCAGCCTTAGATGATTTAAGAGAATATACAGGCTATTATTAGAAATGGACGATGGGCTTGTACTCGTCTGGGACATAGATCAAACACTTTCAGGGCAATATTTTGACCCGAATGTGTTTACAAAGAATCCAGAAGTGAATCCGTATGATTACGTGTTTCTAAATCCAAACGCACTTAAGATTATTGAGAAGGCACTCAAGGCAAAATCAACTGGGCGTGTCTCTGCAATTGGACTTTTTACAAATAATGGAAATGAGGATTTTATTAGTCTAATAAAATCAGCAATTGAGAAGATTATAGGTATAGAGCCTATCTTTGATTTTACAATTACCGCAAATCGTCCAAATCAAACCATTGGTAAAAATGGACAATTGGTGAAAACTCTTGCACAGATTCAAGATGAATTACCTACAGTTAATAATCTAGTAAATCGCGTCTATTTCTTTGATGATATGCCAGATCATGTGATTCGTGAAGAGATTCCTGCAGATCATTATATTCAAATCACACCTCCATATGATATTACATCGCATGATACTACAAATTGGTCGCCTATTGAAACTGCACTTGACATACTCCCATCCGCTTCAAAGGGTGGTCGTAGAATGCGCAGGCCTGCTAAGAAATCACGTCGTCGTCATAAGAAAAAGAGTCGTCAAAGCCGCTCCACAAGAGATGGATCCATTTGAATAATGAGAACCGTACAGAGTAAAAGTCCAATGTAAATCCAGAATTCAGTATTTTTTGACTTACCAGCAACTGCTTCAATTGCCATGTAAGCCAACCCCCAGATTGCAATCCACCAGAACTGAAGAAGAGTGATTGCAATAAGAAAACGGAGAATTGAAAAAGAGGGGAAACAGAAAAGTTTTTCAAAGATGTTCATACTATACTAGCGTAGCAAAAATGGTGGCCCGCCAAAAAATTTGATTTCACGACCCTCCACAGTATCAGTATAGCCATCATAAAATGTTTTCTGAACTCATTCTCCTCTACTTCATCACGACGAACTCTGTTGTCCAGCAGGTCACGGTTGCTGCTCTCAATGTCATTCAGGAGAATGCAATGGCATTTTACAATAGTACTCTGATGAATGCAACCTTCATGGATGCATTTCTCCATAACGCCAGTCAGTTTCTGAACTCCACCTTCAATAACACGGACATGCTTCCTGCGCTGCTCAATCGCACCTGTGGCTACATGATCAATCAGAGTGCATATCCTATTCCACCCTTCTGTAATAGTACAGCCACTGTCTAGACATTAAGTCACTACAATCAAAAAAATTGAATTTTTTACTGCGCCTTAGTAAATAGTATCCTATAACAATGTATCTCTTTGAGCGTTCCAACGGTAGTTTTAACCACCTAGATCCTGACGAGTTTCCATCTATCTTTGTAGCCTGTACGCAGGTTCATCCTAGGCCAAAGTTTGTTCTTCTGAATAGTGCACTGGGTCCTCTATCTCTTCGTGAACAGAATCCAGTTCTTGTTCATACTGCTCTAGAGGATGACCGTGATCTCTTTGGTAGTATTGAGGGTAAATCGTTTCAGAGAATCACAAATCTCTACGTTACTACTGATACTGATTGTTTCCCTGTAATTCAACTTGACTCCTATAACTTTCTAGATTCTGCAGCACCCTCTTTCTATCCTGTCTGTCAAGCAAAACTCAAGGCAGAGGCTCCATTGACTGCAATTGGTATTCGTAGTCTCTTTCTTAAGAGTTTTCATGAAAAGATTCCTGGACTTCTGGAAGAGGAGCCTGAAGAAGAGGTTCCAGTTCCGTGTCCTGTTCAACAATTTCTCAAGCCCCATACAATTCGTGCAATTATAAAGGCGGCTGTAGGTACAGATTGTCCAATCACCTTTGAGCCTATTCAAGAGGCAACGGCTGCAGTGACTAGTTGCCAACATGTCTTTAAAAGGGTCGCAATTGTAGAGTGGCTCAAGAAGAATACAACATGTCCCGTGTGTCGTGAAGAGTGTGAGTTGGTTTGAGTTCAAATTCATAGAGTACAGGAATATGGTCACTCAGTGTTATACTGTGCATATATGTTGTCTTTTTATTCATAAACATATGACGTTGATCACTCGAATACAATAGATGATCTAAATGTTCTCCAGTTTCTGGAAAGGTGATTTCATCTGTATCATCAAATTTATCAAAGTAATGGAATGAATCTTGATTCAAATCACCACAGAGAAGTGGAAATGCATACTGTTTACAGATAAAGTCCGCCTGTTTTTCTTGATTGAATCGAACGGCAGGATAATTGATACGAAAGCAGGACACTTGTGTAAGATCCGATTGAAAATGTGTATTTAGAATATCTATCCGTCGCCCATTTATTTCCAGAGGAACATGAAGCAGTCCTTTTGAGACAAATCGATCTACACCTCCTGCATCGGTAAATGGTATAAATGTTGACTCTCCAAGTATCTTTGCATCACGCCGAACCAATGTACAGAGTCCAGCACCAGAGTAAAATCCTGCCGCCTGTCCAGCACATGTACTTCCCTTTGAAAAGAAGACATTCCATTCATCCTGTGATTCAATAGCCAGTTGGAGTCTTCGTGTAAAGACTTCTTGTAGGCAGACAATATCGCACTTCCGTTTGAAAATCCATGAAAGGATATCATCAATTGGACATGATACCCAAGGAAGACCGCGTATATTGTAAGTCAGTATACGGAGGGTCATTCTATCTCTCCAAACGGTTTAAACTTTTTTGACGAAACTCATTTAAATGGAACCCATTCAAATCAGTCTACGCGTGCCTGCTACCTTTACTCTACCGAAGTTCTATCACACGGAATCTCCTGATAAAACTTCGCTAGCCCTACGCCTCGGTGCGATTGCAGCCCAGGCTGCCGAGGAAACAATTCGTGAAGAGTGTAATAGTGATCTTGTCACTCAACTTGAGAAGAAGCATCTTACAACTCGTGATCGCCTTGAAAGAGAGAAGCGCGGCCTTGAGGAATCCCTTAGTCATCTACAGTCAAAGTTGTCCATTGATGAGAGTCTGAAGTCTGACCTCCGTAAGCAGATTCAGGATGAATGTCGCAACACCTTTCGTGAACTGCTGGCTGAGAAAGACAAGCAGATTGACCGAGCATCGCGTGAAAATCAGGCACTTCAAGAACGCTTACAGAAACTTGCCGATTCACTCAATCGTCAGGTTGGCTCACAGGAGAAGGGGCGACTCGGTGAACTTCGCGTCGAGGATTTGATTACGCGCGCCTTCGGCATGGGGCCTGGATTTGAGTTAGTTGCTAAGGGAAAGGAGGCGCAGAGTGGTGACCATCACATGATGTACAATAATATGAAGGTTATCTGGGAAACCAAGAATTATGGTCGTGCTGTTAACAAAGACGAAGTGGAGAAACTGCGTCGTGATATGCGGTCAAATCCAGATGTGAAGGTTGCATTTATGGTGTCTCTTACGAATGGAATTGCGGGTCATACAAAGCCTGCGGATATTGATCTTGAGCGCCTTGAAGATGGTCGCTTTATTGTCTATCTCTCCAATCTCTACAAGCATGATGACCCTGTTCTCTATCTACAGGGACTTCGTCCTTTGCTTGAAGTTGGAGAGTATATGGGTGTTCATAAGGAGCGGGCAGATTCAGAAGAACTCTCACAGATGAAGGTAAAGGCGCAGATTATTCAGCATCTTTTGAAGAATCATATGACAACCCTGCAGAATCTGCGCAATAGTTTAGTGAATCAGAAAAAGAAGATGGATCAGATTTATGCTGAGCAGATGAGCCTTGTAAAGCAGGCTGAGATGGAACTTGTTTCGACTCTCAAAGAACTTCTTTCAGAGGAGGAACAACAGGGTATTGTAAAGGGCGTACTGAATCCTGAACTCTACACAAAGCAGAATCTCTTGGATTGTACGGAGAAGGAGAAGAAACTTGTTCTCTGGTTTCAGCAACATTGCATAGAGGACTCCAAGTCTGAACTCGAAACGAAGGAACTACAGGAACGTCTGAAAGATGCAGGGTTCAAGGAGAAAGAACTTACAGATGCACGTAAGATTCTACAAGAGACTGTGTGGCCGAAGGGTGCTAAGAAACTTAAGGGGTTTAAGTTTATCTAATCTTATTCTTCAAAATATCGTCCATCACCTGTCCCCCATCCTCCTAGTCCAATAGGCTGGTCATAAATAGTGTCTTCAAGTGGGAAGTAATCACATAAAAAATAGATATGTTCAACATCAAGTTGTTTAAAAATATAATAGTGAGTATTAACAAGTTTATTCATATTATTCACATATGCATCAATCTTTGTACGAGGAATTCTGTAATAGCGCGTTTCAAATACACCTTCACCATCCGTAAACCAGCGAAAGCGAATAAATATCTTATCAAGCGGATAACGAGTCATATCAAATGAATCAAGCAGAAAGTACCGCCCAGACAGTTTGCTAAATGTTTCAAATCGGTCCTTATTTTCTTGAAACCAGGAAGATGAAAGAAATGTATAAATCATTGTTGCTTCACCTCGACTCTTTACAAGTGAACTCACATTAATGGTCATATAGAAATCAACAAGTCCCTCTAAAAAACTCTTTTGTTCTTCTGTTGCAGAACCTGTCTCTAAGAGAACAATAAATGGATTTGCAACCTGTTTTCTTACAGATTCAATACTCTTTACAATTTGCAGTAGACGTACATCAGATGAAAATACAGATTTCTCTACAGTTGGTGTGACCGCACATGTTATATAAAAAAGATGCATTTTATAGAATTCTTTGCCAATACTTTAAACCTAAAGATGTTGGTGATAGAAACTGTAG